GAGTTCGTCTCGGTCCCCAAGGACTGGAGCGACGAGGAGATAAAGTCCGAGCTGGAGGAATGGTGCTCTCAGTTCGGCTGCTGGCACATGAGCGAGAGCATGATGAGGTACGGGTGGAACGACAAGAAGGATTTTGGGAACAGAAAGTAGGCCAGATGCTCTGCCGGAACTGCGTCGAGATGCTTGCCGGACGCCAGCCGAACGCCCCTCCCCCGAGACCGCAGGGGATGCCGACCGAACGGTGCGAGAGGTGCTTCAACCGGGTAGGGACATTGAAAGTTGTTGAAAATAAAGCACTTAGCCCAAAAGCCACCTTTGCTGTCTCAAGCCCGCGCTGAACGGCCTGTTGGCCGTGATGAGCGGTGCCCACTCCGCGAACTCCGCCTTGTAGCTCTCGCCCAGCGACAAATACAATGACGACTTGTTGATGTCCAGGCTGACGCCGTTCAGGCTGTAGCTGAACTCGTCCGCCGCCCACCTCGCCCCCTCGGCGCTCAGGCACGACGCCGCCGCCCCCACCGCCGCGCACTTCCCCCAGTCGGCGGGCACGGAATCCAGGGTGTAGCTGGTCAGGTTCTTGGGGTTCCAGGTGTTCAGCTTGGCTATCGCTATGTCCAGCATCCTCAGTATGGTGGGGTCGAGCCATATGTACCCCACCCGGCTGGTGTAGCCCGCCACGACCTTGCCCGGCGTGGGCGGCCTGAAATGGTAGTTCCTGTCCGGGTTGGTGTCGCTCAGCAGCTCCCTCACGTACATGATGGCGGGGGCGTACTTGTTCGTGGTGGCGGGGCGGGGGGCGATTATCGCCGAGGCCGCCTCGAACGAGGCGCTCGCCGGGTCCACGGTCTGCACGACGAAGTCCTCGTACACCCGGCTCTCCGGCTGCCCGTGGTATTGCACGAGGTACCATACCAGGCGGAACACGCCCTTCCAGATCGTGGGCACGGTCAGGTTCACGAAGTAGGCTCCCTGCGAGCTCCGCGCGGGGACCAGCTTGGGCTGGGTCACGAGGGCGAGGCTGGTGTCCGTGGCGGCCGCCATGTGGGTCGGCTGCTCCAGGTCGAAGTCGTAGGCCCGCTGGCCGAACGTCGGCACCCTGTCCGAGACCTGGAATATGGTGTAGGCTATGATGGCGGGGTCTATCAGCGCCCCGTTCGAGTCCCTCACCAGGATGCTGAGGTCGCCCGGCCCGAGGGCTTTCCCCTGAGTTACGGTCTGCATTCTCTCTCCCCTGCCTAAGGAAACGGATAGTCCTTTGGCAAGCCGGTCCCGAAAATTAACTATGCCCCATATTCTATAGCGGGGTAACCCCTGCGGCGGAAGGCGTTTCCCGCCCTGGCGGCGGGACGAGAGGCACCATGAAAAGCTACGACTTCAAGTGTTCCAAGTGCGGGATAGACCTGGAGGTGCGCATGCCGATGGCGACCGCGACCTTCGGGGACCGGCCCTGCCCGGCGAAATGCGGCGGGAGGTGCACCTACCAAGTGTCGGGCGCTCCCGCAGTCGGCACGGCCAACATGACGAACCCATCCTTCGACGTGGTGGTGGGGAAGGACGCGGAGAAGAGGTGGGAGGGTATCCACGACAGGCAGAAGGCCCGGGAAAGGGTCCGCCGGGAACTCTACGGAGACCAGAAGGTGGTCAGGGCGCTCCGGGCGACCGGGACGGGAAAATCCGACTACGAGCCCATCGAGGGAGCGTCCGTACGTGCCGTGGAAATCCCCGATTTTGCGCAGGAGAAGGCTTGAATGCATAGGCATAGCGGAAGAAAACAGACTTTCGCTTCTATTTGGTGAAAGCAGGGTTTTAGCAGGAGCCCGTTCGGCGGCTTGATAGTCGAAACTTAAGGAGAAACGTCATGGCACTATTCGGATCGTATGCCCCGCCTGGAGTCTACACGAGCGTCGTCATCAGCGGAGGGGGGCAGCCCCTCTTCGGCAGCGCCCGCATCCCCGTCATCATCGGGGAAGGGCAGGAGTTCTTCGCCCAGGACAACGTCGAGCTACATCGCGGCTCCTCGCCCGTGGCGGACGACCAGGTCGTGAACGAGAACATCTCCGACCAGGTGAAGTCCATCACCAACCAGTTCAAGGCCACCTACTTCCCCGTGGTCACGGGGGACGGGTCCGGCACGGTGACGGACGACTCGTCCAAGGTGCAGGTCGTGGTGGAGGGGATACCCGCCACCGTCATCTCCCTTGACGGGGAGACGGGGGCCTTCACCACGCAGGAGCTCGTCACGCCCGGCCAGAACGTCGAGATCACCTACTACTTCAAGAGGACCGACACGCTCGTCCCCAACGAGGACCTGTCGGCACAGGTCCCGGCCTTCTCGTCCCTCAAGGTATGGGACTCGACCCATGCCGTCAGCACCATCCTCGGCACCACCCTGCCGGGGGCCGTGGGCAACGAGATCACCCTGGCCCTGACGGACGACTACCTGAACTCGCCCCCGGGGACCGGCGTGTCCGACGCCCTGGCCGTGAGCGGGGCGGGGACCGACTCCATCTCCATTGACATCCGCAAGACCGACGGCAGCGTCCGGGACATCGAGGACCTCTACAGCCTCGTCCAGGCCGGGATACCGACCCTGGATGCGGGCTACCTGACGGCGACCGTCCCGGCCCCCGTCACCACCTCCCCGCCCACCGCCTTCCCGCTCAGCACCATGACGGCGACGCACTTCTCGGGCGGCGCGGGCCCGAACAGCAACATGGTCTTCAAGGTCAAGCACGTCCCCATCGTGGACGGCAGCAACGGGGGCGTCGTCACCACCGACCCGACCAAGGTCGCCGTGCTCGTCAATGGGGCAAGTGCCAAGGTCCGGGCGGTCGACGGCGTCCACGGGCTGGTGACTTTGCTCAACCCGGTGACGTACGGCTCCACGCTTGCCGCCACCTACTACACCAACACCTACCAGAACACCTACGACCTGCTGCCGGCCAGCAACGTGGCCAGCATCACGGAAGTCGGGCTGGGGCCGGACCGCAGCGACTTCATCGAGGACACCGACTTCGTCCTCGGCACCGACGCCAACGGCAACGGGACGATCAACTGGGGGGCCAGCACCACCACGGAGGTCGGCACCTCCACGACCGGCTACACCCCGTTCGGCCCGGCGCAGATCACCACCGCGCTGGTGGACGAGAAGGTCTACCTCCGCCCGTGCCACGGCTCGGTCAACGGCAGCAACCTGGCCTTCGTCCTTCCGGACGTGCCGGTCGACGGCAGCGGGCTGTCCCGCCCGACCGACGACCCCAGCAGGATCGCCGTGTACGTCGGGGCCGACCCGGTGTCGGCCCTCACCGCAGGGGCGGTAAGGGTCGTCTCCCTCTCGGGGAGCACGGGGGCGTTCTCCCTGTACGTCCCGCCGACGGCGGGGCAGGGCGTGTACGCCACCTACTGGCGCAACACCCTGAACGACCACAGCTACACCGTGGCGGTCAAGAGCCCCGGCATCCCGGGGCAGGGCACCTATTCCATCAAGGACGAGATCGGGCGCGTCCTGCCCGTGGCGACCAACGGGACCAACATAGTCACCGACACCAACTTCAACACCACCGGCATCGTATGGCCGAGCGCCTTCTCCGACCTCTGGGCCGAGCCCGGGTCGATTGACGAGGTCGTGACGCTGGCCTTCCAGGACGACGGCCTGTCCAACATCAGCATCCCCGCCACGCAGGCGACGCTGACCGCCCAGGGGATCGTCTTCACGGCATCGTCCCCCGGGGCGGCCGGGAATTCCGTCCAGGTCGCCTTCGACACCACGGGAAGCGGGGCACCCCTCGTCAACGGGAGCAAGGTGACGATAAGGGGGTCCATCACCCAGGCCGCCGCGGCGGCGCAGTTCCCCGTGACCGTGTCGGGAATCAGCATACTCGCATCGCTCGCGCCCGGCAACACGGGATCCGTCCTGGTGCAGACGGCCGCCCCCCTGAACCTGTCGGACGGGCAGGACGCCGTCACCGAGCCGTACGCCGACCGCTACCTGGTCACGTCCTCGGCGGCCCCCAAGGGCTCCGCGGGCACGGGGTACCTCGGGCAGACCTACATCGACGCCAGCACGGCGCTCAAGTTCACCATCGTCGACCCGCAGGAGGCGCTCGGCTACGGCTACACCACGCTTCCCTCCCCGCAGTACGCCTTCCGTCCGGGGGACACGCTGACCTTCGTCATCAGCAGCGAGGCCGTCCGCCACACCGGGTCGGCATACTTCCCCTACGGCAACGCGGAGCCGAACAACCTCGTCGCCATCCCGGGCCTCACGACCAAGGTGGCCACGAACTTCGGGGCCAACGTCGGGGACACCGCCATAATCGACACCTTCAACAAGTCGGGGAACGAGCCGCTGGTGGGTGAGTTCTACTACGTGTCGTTCACGGTCGCCAAGGCCGCCTCCGACATGACCATCAAGCTCTACGACACACCGGAGGACGCCTACGCCGTCTACGGGCAGCCCAGCACGGTCAACCGGGTGTCCCTGGGAATCCAGCTCCTCACGCAGAACGGGGCCCAGCAGTTCGGGGTCATCCAGGTGCCGAAGCAGGCCGGGTTCAACACGGCCTCGGACGCGGACTTCATCTCCGCCATACAAAGCCTTGCCGTGGCGCTGCCGGGAAGCACGCAGAAGGCGGCCGTCGTCGTGCCCCTGAGCACGAGCACGTCGGTCCATCAGTTCCTCAGCAGGTTCCTCATCACGCAGGCGGGCGTCAGGAACAAGGGCGAGGCCATCGGCTTCGTGGGGTACAGCCTCTACACCGACGCCAGCACGGCGCGTGCCAACGCCCGGGCAGTCAAGAACGCCCGCATGATCGCCATCGGGATGCCCGCCGCGGCGGTGGTGCTCACCGACTCCCAGACCGGGGTCGGCATCGAGTACTCCGTGTCGGGCGAGTTCATGGCGGCGGCGCTGGCGGGCCTCAACCTCAACCCGTCGAACGACGTGGCCACGACGCTGACCGAACAATCCCTCGTCGGGTTCTCCAGGCTGCTCGTCCAGTACGACGACACGACCATGAACCTGATGGCGGCCGACGGCCTGGTCTGCCTGACCAACAACAACGGGGCGCTCTTCGTCCGGCACTACAAGAGCACGGACCCGAGCAACCCCATCACGTCCGAGCCGACCTGCACGACGGTCACGGACTACGTCTGCCAGTTGTTCAGGGCCGACCTCAAGCAGTTCATCGGGCGCAAGCTGGTGGACGGGCTGACCACGGACATCAGCGTCGTCTGCTACTCCCGGCTGAACTCGCTCATCAACAACCAGATCATCTCCGGGTACAAGGCCCTGAACGTGGTCGAGGACCCGGACGACCCGACCACGGTGGACGTCACGGTGACGTTCAAGCCCATGTTCTCGTTGCTCTACATCAGCGTGACCTTCACGGTCACGACGAGCCTGTAAGGAAAAGAGGGGGAAAAGGCACCTACCTTTTCCCCCTCGAAAAGGTGAGGGAATGCAAGTGAATCCTGTAGTTACACAGGCCAGCGGGGTCATCATGATAAGCCTCCAGGCCCTGTTCGTGGGAGACCCGGCCGATGCCTCGGACAAGGCCAAGATCGCCGGGCTGGGTGACCCGCAGATTTCCCTCGTGGGGAACGGGACCTTCACCGACCCGTCCAACCCGTCCTTCACCTTCACCTTCCCGTCCAACCAGGACTACGTCGGGATAACGACGGAAATGTCGGGGAGCCAAGTGAGGTTCATGCTGGCCCTCCCGCAGCCACCCCCCGGGAATCCGAACCAGCCCGCGCCGACGCAGGGGCCGCTCGACTGCATAACGCCGAACCCGAGCCAGGCGGCGATAGTGTGGTACAACGCCATGATCTCGGCGATCAGGGCCGCCATGACGGCGCTAAGGAACCAGTCGTTGGTCCCGGTCCTGTCTCCGGCGACCATTTAGGAGAGAAGGATGAAATCCAACCTGATAGCCCGTCGCAAGAAGGCAAAGCTGCTGGTCAGCCTCGACACGCTCAGGCAGGCCGTCCAGGAAGCCTACAAGCTGGAGCCCATCCTCCAGTCGACCAACGACGCCCGTTTGGAGCAGCTCCATGCCGCCACCGCATGGCTTTCCGACATCCTTGCACTGGGCACGGACGCGGAAAGGTCCCTGGACGACGCCGCAAGCCCCCGGTATGCCCAGACCGCCAAGAAATACGTGAACTGGATCGGCCAGCTTGCCGGGCAGTTCCGCACCACCGTGAAGCAGACGGAAATGCCGCCCAAGGCCCCGCAGGCCGTGGCGGCGTCCTCCGGCAGCGACCCGTGGGTCACCGACAGGGACAAGGAAGACAAAGCCAAGGCCCCGGAGAAGGCGGAAGTCCCTCGCTTGGCGACGAAAAAGACTGCGCAGCCCGCAGCACCGGGCGCAGCCCCTGCAGCGACGCCGCCTCCCCCTCCTCCTCCAGTGCCAGCAGCCGGGCCCGACGGATCGGTGGACGTCCACCAGATGTCCAGCGATGCGCTCAGCAAGGTAGTCAAGGCCCTGGCCGACGTGGAACTCAACGACAAGGCCGCCCTGGCGCTCGTCGAGCAGGCCGCCAAGGAGCTCAAGGGACGCCCCGTGGAGGCCGCCCCCGAGCCCGCCCCGAAGGCCGCCGCGATCGGCGCGGTCCCGGGCAAGAAGGTCACGCACGTCGTATACGACGCCTCTCCGAACGGCTACACGGTGTTCATCATGGCGGGGGGAGAGATAGTCGACGAGTACAACGCCGGGAACCACCCGCAGGATTCCATGGCCTCTCTGCCGTCCAACGACCCCACGGCGGTGCCCTTCGAGGGAATCCTTGAGGCCGCCAGGCGGACGGCGGAGGAGATGGCCGAGGAGCACGGCGTGCCGGGCCAAGTCTCGCGGGACGAGGACATACTCTCGGAGGAGCGCGGGGACGACCCCCTTGGGGATGATGGGGTGGACAGGAAGGTATTCGGAGGCCTCAACATGGCATCGGCAGAGAAGGAGGCGACCGGGAAGGTCGCCGTGGCCCCCCCGGGGGCGGAGCACGCCGTGAAGGAGATGAAGAAGGACCCCGACATCGACAACCCGTTCGCGCTTGCATGGTACATGAAGAACAAGGGGGACAAGTTCAAGGGGAGCAGCTTCAAGGAGGCCCAGGCGGCGATGCGCAAGGAGCTTGCCGACCATTACCTCAAGCTCGCCACCGGCCAGGGCGGTTCCTGGTTCGTCCACAACGAGGACACCCTGAAGGTCAAGGAGGACGGCGGCAGGACGCCCGAGATCGCCGAGGCGCACGGGCTGGAGGACGAGGGCCCGGCGAAGCTGGACCGCCCCGCCACGGAGCTGCCCTCCAAGTTCGCGGCGGACACGATGTACTGCACGAAATGCCACAAGGATGCTCACACGAAGACGTCCAAAGGACTGACCCGCTGCGCCGATTGCGGGAGCGTCCTGTTCACCAGCCCCGAGGCACAGGGGGGGAACATCTCGGCGACGGGCAAGAACGTCGTCGCCGCCGACGAGGTCAGCGCCTCCAAGGCGCTCAAGCAGGTGGAGAAGCTGGCCGAGCGGCTCAAGGAAATGTACCTCGACGCCAAGGAAGTGACCGAAGCCAACGACTCCCGGCCCGTCCGGGAGGCGGTCGAGGCCATCTACCGGGCGTACGACCTGCTCGGGCAGGCCGCCAAGGTCCTGGGCAAGCAGCAGATGCAGGAGCAGGCCGAAGAGGACGCCGTCAAGCAGAAGGAGAAGGGGAAGAAGAAGAAAGGGTCGCTGCTCGACGACCTGTCGCTCGCGGCGGCGGAGTAACGTAGCGGCGATTGCAAGGAAAGGGACTTTCAGGGATTTGAGTAGGATGCCGCCCGTATAGGTCGGCTTTCAGGAGGAAGACAATGGCGCAGGGTGGTTACATCTATCAGCAGGGGGCGAGCCCCCAGACGGAAGCCGTCATCAGCTCCCGCTTCAAGATTTTCACCGACGTCGTGGGCGTCGGGAAGTTCGTGAAGCTGGGCGTGACGTCCTCCTTCCAGATTTCCGAGACGCGCACGGTCGAGGCCATCCGCGGGCTAGGCTACGGCGATCAGATCGCCGAGCTGGTGCCCGGCGTCACCGAGCCGCTGAGCATCACCATCCAGCGCACGTGCCTCTACCTGGCCAACATCATGCAGGTGCTGGGCTACAAGGCGGGCGTGAGCGGCGGCGTACGCTCCATCCGCCACCACAGGTGGCCCTTCGACATCAAGACCGAGATCGTGTTCAGCCAGCTCGCCTCCGAGGATCCCGCCAACGCGGCCGGGACGGGCGGGGGGACCCCCGACCTTACCAAGGCCGACATCCCGAACGAGGGCGGCCTCAACAACCTCGGCAACCCGGGCCTGTTCGCCGTGGCCACAGTGTACGAGGGTTGCTGGATCAGCAACTATACGACGGGGTACGCCATCGAGACCGCCGCCGTGAACGAGAACGTCACCGTGTCGGTGACGGACATCTTCGACGTGTCCGGCACGGTCTACGGCGAGTTCCTGGACAGCGGCATGAACGCTGGCGACGCCACCGGGCGCAGCCTGCTGTACTCGATTTCGTAGAGACGGGCCTTTAGTCAAGGACGGGACGGGCACATGGCCCGCATCCTGTTGTGTCGTTCCATTCTTAGCCTATTCTGTTGTACCATTTTTAGCTTATTGTGTCGAGGTCATGAGCATCTTGTATCTCTTCGACGGATGCTTGGTGAGGAACCCCGTCCTCCTCCCCTTCTCGTAGGGAATGCGCTCGTCCTTCCACTGCCCCGCCGTGGGGTCGGCTATACTTCCGTCGTCCCTGGCCAGGAACCAGTGGGTCCATCCCGGGCCGCTCAGGACCACCAGGACGTATCCCCTTTGCCTTCCCCATATGTGGAACAGGGTTTCGGCGGCAAGATAGCAGTGCCCGAAGGTGAAGTGGTCGCCCGGCTTCCTTTTCTCCAGCCATTCCGGGCTCATCAGGTCGTCCGACAGGGCTTCCTGGACGGCCCGCATGGCGCTTTTCTTGGTCAGGTCCCGTGTGCTCATGGGCTCATCGGATGCAATACCGGTTTTTCGTCAGAAATCCGTGTCTATCCGATGCTTTATGTGAAAGGCGAATATGGCTTCCAGCTCTCTCTTGCTCAAGAAGTCCGCTTTGCTCCCAGTTCCCGGAATCGGGGAAGGGGTGGGGGGCATCGACCTCGTCACCAAGGAAAACCTCATAGACGACCCGGGGTACGCCGCTCACCAGCACCATGCCGACCCGGAGTACGACATGCCGTTCGGCCAGAAGGGGACGGAGGTGGAGGGCACCAAGCACGGATCCGCCAAGCACGCCGACTCCTCCGTCTGCGTCTGCGGGCACATGTGGCACGAGCACTGGGACAAGGGGGACTTCGGCTGCAAGAGCGAAGGACGCGGCTGCGAATGCAAGGGATTCAAGGCGAAGGCGGCCTCCCGGCCCTCGGAGCCGTCCTACAGGGCGGCCGAGGTCCTTGCCCATTTCGGCAGGATACGGAAGGGGAGCATCCGCAGGACGGCGCTGGCCCTCGACCGCATGGCTGCCGAGGACGCCAGGGATTTCGCCCATGAGCCCGTCGAGGAGTTTACCAAGAGGGTGACGCCCGTCAGCCCGCTCCTCAAGGAGCCGGACCCCGAGACCGCCACGTTCTTCAAGGAGAGCGAGGAGGGCACCGAACGGGGCGGGGACGCCCCGCCCAGCGCCGACCCGGACCTGGTTGCCTACATAAAAAGCAAGGGCATGGACCCTCGCTGGATTCCGGTCGAGCGCCTGCCCGGCAAGCGGATGAAGGACTACCCCATAACCAGGGCGATCCTGGAATGGGAGAAGTCGACGGGGAAGCATTTCGGGGACCCCTCCCTGACCGATGCCGAACGGGAAAGGCTGACGAAATGGGGCGGGGGGAAGAAAGAAAAGGTAGATACCATTTCTTTCCAGGAAACGGAGGATTGGGGTATCGTTCCCCTGGACGAGGACATCGGCGTCGCCTTCGACAGGGAGGAGCTCAGGGAGGCGATAAGAGGAGTCCTGGGCACGCTGACCCCTCGCGAGCAGAAAGTCATCGAAAGGCGGTTCAACCTGGACGGAAGGGGCGGGGCCACCCCTGAGGAAATAGGGAATGAGTTTGCGGTTAACAGGGAGCGGATACGCCAGATCGAGGCAAAGGCCCTGCGCAAGCTGCGCCATCCCTCCAGGAGCAGGCGCTTGCGCCCGTTCGTCTCGGCCCTCCTCAAAAAGGCGGAATGGGATAGTAGACAGGCCGCCGAGGCCATAGGAAAGGTGTTCGTCGGCGAGTGGAACGACATCCCGGACGACGTCATTGAGGAGGCTGCCAAGATGGCATCCGGCATCTTGGGGACGGCCTACATATTCTTTTCGCCCGAGGGGGCAAGGAACATTCGGTCGCAAAATGCTGGGTGGTCCGTAGGCAGCAAGTCGGTTCCCCTACAAGAAGGATCTAAACTGGTGGCAATGGTGGGCACCCCAAAGCCCAAGCAGGCCACCACGAAGTCCTACGGCGCTGGCACTCCCATCGGCGGGACGGCGAACGGCGTGGGGCAGCCCGCGCCCGGCGACCAGCCCACCCACCCCGCTTCGTTCCAGCAGCCCGCCCAGCAGCCAGCCCAACAGAGTGCCCAGCACCCAGCCGGGCCCGTGCAGCAGGAACAGCAGCAAACGCAGCAGCAAGGGCGGCAGGGGCGGCCCTACCAACGAGGCCAGTCCCTGTCGGTCGATCCCAATGCCCCGCCTGGCGTTCCGCAGAACGTCGCCGACCAGGACAGCATGGTCAGCGAGATAGTCAGGCAGCTCCAGGAGAAGATGTCGGCCCTAGAGTCGAAGGTGGAAATCCACGAGTCACCCGACCTGCTGCCGCCCCGCACCGAGCTCAGGAAGCACCTCGACCCGTCGCTCGTGGACGAGGAGGACAGGATTCCCATCCCGGTGAGCAAGGGGGCGGGCAGCGCCGAGGAGGACGACGAGGACGACGAGGACGACAGGGGGCCGATACCCGACCTCGGCACCCTGTACGGGAGGCCGATAGAAAAGACGGATTTCCCGGCTCCTTCCGGACCGCAGGTGCATTGCCCCGTTTGCTGGCAGAACCAGACGGATTGGACGGACGATGAGATTCGGCGGCATGCCCAGAGTTGTGGGAAGGCCTCGGGGCCGTCCGGGGGTGGGGAGCTTAATGACCTCGTGGAGAGGGGCACCCACGACCGGTGCCAGGAGCCGGGATGCGGGGCGATAATAAGCAAGCTGTATATGAAAGACCACATGCGGACCTTCCATCCCCATGCCGACCCGGCGTCGTACCTGGACCTCACCGACGAGGACAGGAGGTTCCTCCAGGAGATGAGGATACGGGGGGCCAAGAAGGCCTCCGACTGGGATCCCATCGGGGCGAAGAAGCAGTACGACGAGGCATGCAGGCTGTGGGACGAGGGCAGGCAGAACGATGCGACGGAGGCGCTGCGCTCCTCCGTCCGCTCCAACCCCTACCACGGGCCCGCCCACTTCAGGCTCGGGGTGGCCCTCGCCCATGAGGGGAACGAGGAGGAGGCGCTCGCCGAGCTGGGGCTGGCGCTCAAGGCAAGGCCCAGGAACACGTGGGCCTACCATACCATCGTGGCGGAGATGGACAAGAAGGGCGACCTGGACGGGCTGCCGCAGTCCGTGAGGAAGTTCATCGGGGACAATATGGTCTCCAAGCAGGCGGGAGGGGGGCCGACCAAGCGCTGCGGGCCCATCATCATCGATCAGAATGGGTGGCTTACCCCGGAAGGCGACTTCGTTCCCGTAGCAGTGGACAAAAGCCACCTTGAAGAAGGCTTCGAATCGGCGGTCCGGGTCATTTGCACTCCGCCTTTCGTCGCCTTCGACATCCAAGTAGACTCCCCGAGAGTTCGGGAAGTGGTCAAGGAGGCCTTGCGCAACAACCCAGGGCTGCAAACCGTGGAAATCGAGATTCAGGGGGTCGAGTTCGAGGACAAGCTCAATCCGGAACAAGCCGAGGAACTCCTGGACAGCTACCGCTGGAGGCCCGAGTACCGAAAGAAAAGCAAGGTCGCCGTCCAGACCGAGGAAGGGGTCAACGAGGTGTGCCCGAACTGCCATGGCCAGAAGACCAAGCCCGTCGACGACCCGGAGGTGGAGGGCGGAAACCTAGTGGAATGCCTGACTTGCGGGGCATTCTTCGCCAAGTAGGGATCACGGCGGCTACGCAAGCTTATATTAGGGAACCATGTCGTTCAAGAAGATAGCCCAGGCCGTGCTTTTCGAGCCTACGATGACTTCCTGCGACTGGGGGAGGATGTGGGGGGATCGCGCCTTCCGCGGGTGCGCCGTCGACAGGGCGCATCCCTTCTGCAAGACCGCGGCCGACCACACCAAGTACCTGCTCAGCCATTGCACCATTATGAGCTCGGTGGCCTGCGAGTCCGAGCCCAACGACTACCTGATCCGCCCCGCGTCGGCGCATCTCGTTAACAACAACGACGATGCATGGGAGAATTCCGTCCTCAAGCTGTCCCACAAGAGCTTCGTGGGGGCATTCAACTTCGTCGAGCACTTCCAGAACAGCAAGTATGCGAAGGGGCACGTCATCGACAGCATCCTCCGCAAGATACACCTCACCCAGGACCCCCGGGACGACGTTTTCTTCGTCGACATCCTCGTGGCGACGGACCTCTCGCACCACAAGCTTGCCGACGACATAAGGAGCAGGAAGGTCAAGTACCTGTCGATGGGGTGCGTCACCGACCTCGTCATATGCTCCTTCTGCGGGCAGCACGTCACGGACGCGAGCAGCTACTGCCACCACCTCCAGTTCAACAAGGGCACGTTCCTGCCGGACGACGACGGGGTGCCGCGCCGCGTGGCGGAGCTCTGCGGGCACAGGACCCTCCCCGGAGGGGGGGTGAAGTTCGTGGAGGCCAGCTGGGTGCAGACCCCGGCGTTCCCGGGGGCGATGCAGAGGTCCATAGTGGCGGACGAGTGGCTGGGCCCCGCCACCCGCTTCACGAGCAGGGTCGAGGCCTCGGGAAAAGAGGCGTTCTCCAAGGCGGCCTCGGAAAGTGGCGACTATTCAAGTCCTTATTTGGGGGAGCTGTTGCTCTCAAGTGACGACGGAAGGAACCTAAGGTAATGGCAAAGCCAAAGGCCGATACGATCATTGCAACCTACAGGCGCAAGCTCGCCGAGCTCGGCGAGCTGGACAACGAAATCAAGAGCCTGGACATGTCCCTCCCCGAGGGGGAGGGGGAGAAGACGTTCGACTACCTCGCCGAGAAGCGGGGGGAGATCGAGCAGGAAATCCGGGCCATGAAAGAGAAGGTGGACCTCCTCACCGCGTGGGAGAGGTTCAAGGAGAGCCAGAACTGGTCGGACGAGCTGAAGTCCGAGCTGGACGGACTGGACGAGGAGATAGGGAACATCGCCACCGGCAAGGGCACGGACCTGGTGGAGGCTGGCGGGAACCTGGTCCCCGAAACGCCGCCCGCGCCTGCGGGAGCCAAGCCAGACGTGCCGGAAGCGCCCCCGGCCGAGGGGGAGGGAGTCCCTCCCGAAACCCCCCCGGAAGGGGCATCGCCAAGCGAACCATCGGCGGGGGCCGCGCCCCCGTCTGAAGCGCCCCCGCCCGCCCCGGCAGGGGCACCGTCCGCCTCCCTAGCGGGGGAGCCGGTGCAGGCCAGCAAGGAAAGCAACTACCAAACTCAAGATAAGAAGGGAAATTGTCCGCCCGAAAAGGGGACGAAGCAGAGAGGAAGAGCCATGGCAAATGAAAAGAAGTCTTCGCTGAAGGAAAAGCTCGCCGAGATGAAGGTCAGCAGGGAGGCGATCACCCGGGAGGCCAAGACCCGCGTCGCCTGCGCCTGGACCATCGCCAAGACGATGCTGCCGGGGGCCCCGCCCGAAACGCAGCAAACGTTCGCGGCGTCGCTGCTCCAGAACAAGACCTGCGCGCTCAAGGCGGCCCTGCGCCAGACGGCGATCAACGCCCACTACACCAAGGTGGCGGAAACGCTCAAGGAGGTCCACAAGGTCGAGATGAACGACCTACTTGAGAAGCCCGAAGTCCTCGCGAAGGAAAAGAGCGCCGTCAAGGCTGAGGTCCGGGGCGAGGCGAAGAACGCCGCCCCCGCCGAGAAGACGGCCGACGACCGCAAGGACGCCGGACCCCAGACGCCGACCTACAACGACGGTCGCGGATGCGGGGGAGGGACGCACAGCGAGCCGAAGGAGCTCGACGCCTCCAAGGCCGGGGAGCGCCCCGGGGCCGGGGAACGTCCCGGCGACACCGTGGACCTGTCGGAAGGCAAGTCCGCCTCCGGGAAGAAGGCGGCGGCATGTGCCGAGTGCAAGCCTGGCAAGCCGTGCCCGAAGTGCTCCAAGGAAGCCAACGCCAAGAAGGCGGACGACCCCGATGCAGGGCTCCACGGGGAGGATGCCGCCCCGCCAGCAGGTACCGCCCCGCCAACCGAGGCCGCCCCACCGGTCGAAGCGCCGCCGGCCGGCGACGCAGGCCTTCCCGGGCCCGGGCCGGAAGCCCCCGCCGCCGAGATGGTGACGGAGGAGAAGATCAAGGACCTCGGGGAGAAGGCCGACGAGCTGGCGGACGAAATCCACCAGCTTGAGGAAGCCGTCGAGAAGGAAGAAAAAGAAGGCGAGGAGGTCCCCAAGGGCGTCGTCGAGAACGAGGGCGACGAGCTTGAGGCCGGACTGCCCGAAGGCGAGGGCCAGGAGCTCAAGCTGGAGGAAATCTTCAACGACGAGGAGATGGGAGAGAAGGCCGCCGCCCTGGCCAACGAAGGCGATCCCGGGGGGACGGACTTCTTCGCCCCGTCCGCGGCCGCCGAGATGGAGGCCTCGCTGGAGGACGGCGACGGCATGGGCACCATCAGCGACATGTTCAACAGGCAGGGATCGGACGACGACCCATTGGCCGCCCTGATGACGGTCAAGTCCGCCGCCGAAGTGGCGGGGATCAGCGTCGTTCCCAGCTACACTGGGGAGGCGGCAAAGCACTTCGAACAGAACGAGGCCCCCAAGGAGACCCGCAATACCTCCAGCGACCACGAGGACGACCTCTGGGCCGAGGTGATACCGGATGGGAAGCCCGAGGAGCAGGGGGCCAAGCGGACCCCGCAGGACGCGACCAACGAACTGAAGCCCCCGAAGGAGGCTTCCGCCAAGGAGGGGGAGAAGAAGGCCGCCGCACCGGCAGCGCCCCCGACCCTGAAGAGAATCAAGCCGGTCATCGCCTCCGACAAGGAGCCGCCGCGCATCAACGTGGCCGCGGCCCTGTTCGCCGACGATTTCGAAGGATAGCGTACGCTTCGCGAGCGTGCCTTAATTCCCTTCCGGGAGCCGCAAGGGTCCCGGAGGGGATACGCTTTTATGGCGTCGCGAGGACCCGTCCAGCCGCCGTTCCAGGCGTCTTTCCTCGGCAAAATGCCCCCCGCATCCCCTGGCCACAAGGTTTTTCGACTACGGACTCCATATACTGAATGGGTGCCGAGGCTAAAGTCCCGCCGTCCCTCCATGGACTGAGGACTGGCCAAGGCACAATCCAACCATTCCTGAAATTGGAGATGTCCAATGTCCTTGAAATTGGTATATTACGGACAAAACGACAGCGTCAACTGCGTGCCGGACGTAACCTTGACCGGCGACCCGGGGACCGACCAGGCCACGCTCACCGCGGCCGGGTACCTGGGGGGCAAAATCATGACAATCGGAGCACCTGGAGACAGGGGCAACGATGCCTATGGTGAGGCTTCCAACACGGAGTCCGTCATCTATCCGTGCGACAGCGAATCCAAAGCCCCGTTCGCGACGCTGCTCAACGGCCCCGGAGAATTCTCCGGCGCGATCGGCCCCGCAGGGTCGAAGAAGGCCCCCGTCGTCCGTGCCCTGTGGCAGGGCAACGTCAACAACGAAGCCTACGACACGGGCGCAACCTGGACCGGCTCGCTCGGTGCCTTCCTGTTCTGCGGCGGGACGACCAACACGATCATCGGGAAGTACACCCTGGTCGCCCGGCTCAACACCAACACCCTAGTTACGGCCATCGAGGCCGGGAAGCTTCCCGTGGGCATTTGCACCCACATTCCGTCAACCTCCGAGCCCTGGCTCGGCGTAGCCTCTCTGCTGTAGAGGAAAAGGAATCCTCCTTCGGGGGGACCACCTGAAAGGAAAGTTCAAGGAGAATCACCATGGCAAACCTCAGCCGCACACAGCAGCAGACCGCTATGATCGGTCAGTTGCTGAAGACCGCAGGAGGCCGCCAGAAGCTGGCCGCCTCGCTCGGACCGTCTCTCCGCAGGCGGCGTGACTACATGAGCATCGCACGCAAGGCGCTCATGGTCGAAACGCTGCCGGACGGCGCTCTGCCCATCTACGACAAGGAATTCGACACCGCGGCCCAGACCGTGGGCTCCACCCCCGGTGGGTCCTTCGTCGAAGCCTTCGTCGTGGGCGAGGAGGGCGGGGATATCGTCAGGGTCACCAAGCCCAAGAGGGTCACGGTGCCCACTTTCGAAATCGTTTCCAACCCGATGATCCCGATCTCCCAGATCAAGGAGCGTCGGTTCGATTTGGTCGCCCGTGCCCTTAACCTGGCGAAGGCCGAGGTTGGGGCCGCCGAGGACGGCTACGTGTTCGGCTTGTTCGACGCCGTAGCAGCCTCCGCGAACACGGCAGTGGCCGCGGACAACCAAGCGAGGAGTGGAAGCGGCACGTTCGACCCCATCTACAACGGCGACATCGCCATCAACGCCCCCATCGACCTCAACTCGATGGCGGACGGCTTCGGGCAGGTGCAACGGCACGACCTCTCGGTCGCGTTCTGCTTCTTCAACCCGAGGGACTACGTCGACCTGCTCAAATGGACCCAGCAGAATATTGACAGGGAAACCCAGCGCAAACTGCTCAAAACAGGAGTGATGGGCTATCTGTGGGGGGCCACGCTCCTCCAGTCCCGTAAGGTCGGTTACGGCTGCGTGTACATCCTGGCGGACGCCGAGTTCCTGGGCGTCATCCCGGAGCGCATCCCGCTGACCGTCATGTCCGCCGACCGTCCCGACCTGCGCCAGATCGGCTTCTCGATCTTCGAGAACCTCGGCTTCCTGGTCTTCAACCCGTCAGGCGTCCAGCGCCTGACCATCAACGGCAGGTACGAAGCGTTCGTCGCCAACCAGAACGTCGGCGAGAACTAGAACTAGCCGCTTGGCAAGCCTCAATGCGAGGGCCCTCCTTGGGCCCTCGCATTTCTTTGTCTGCATGGGCAGGCATGTCCGCATAGGCCCTTTCGGCCTTTTTTCCCCACTTATCCGGACATTTGGCCCGATAAATGGCCTGATAGGCCGACATGTAACTTTTCGTTACGGTTATCCGGACATTCGCCGGTCCTACCTGAGGTTGCCCTTCCTGCTGAAAAGCAGGTAGTCCGCGTGGTTCCTCCGCAGGGAGTTGTTGGACACCCATCGTCCGCTGATGCGCTTCTGCGCCCGTCCCACTATGAGCCACTCGAACGGCTCCCCGCATACCGAGATGGCCCACAGGGGCATCCATTGCGGCTTGTGGTTGTGGACGAACCCCTGGCACTTCACCAGCAGGAATGCCTTCGTGACGCGCCAGCACTCTTTGGTCCCGGCGATGAAGCGCTCCTTCATCTCCGCGTCGTTCCGTCCCATCGTGCTGAAACGGGCATCCTCGGCGGTCCCCACGTCCGGGTGGAACGGTGGGTCGAAGACCACCGTCGGTATGCTTCCGTCCGCGAACGGCAGGCGCAGGAAGTCGGCCACGAAGTCCTTGGCCCGCAAGGGGTTTATGTCCCCTCCCAGCACCCTGCGGGAGCTGCCCTTCCAGAATGTCCCGTTGCCGTAGGTGACGTCCACGACGGGGGAGGGGGCCCCGACCAGGTCGAGCAGGCCGCCCACGGCGTCCCCGGACGTCCCGACCATGAAGCTGTTCATGCCCCCAAATACCGCAATTTCGGGTATTAGCAGTCGTCGGGCACTATCCCGTCCTTCTATGGGGGGCAAGAGTGAAATCCTACTTCGTCAACACGACCGTCAATTTCGAGAAGTCCAAGTTCTACGTCCGGCCCGGCGACCTGCTGTCGTACGACGCCCAGCACGGGAACTCCCTCGCCGTCTACCGCAACGGGCAGCTCCTCAAGGTGCTCAAGCAGGATCCCCTGGCCGTCGAGGCGTTCGTGAAGAGCGGGTTCATCGTGGAGGTCAGGGCCCCGCAGCCCGAGAAGGCGAAGGACGTCCCCGAACGGACCCTCCATCTCCCTTCCTACGTGGGGGTGGTCCCCCAGCCTCCCGTGGCGGCAAGGGACGAGAAGCCCCCCGCCGACCTTCCCGCCAAGGAGCCCCCCAAGGAAGGCAAGAAGCGGAAGAAGGAAGAGGAGCCGAGGCAGGCCAGGATAGACGATCCCGTCCGTTCCCCCAAGGGGCCGCCCTCCCAGTCCTCCGGACGAGCCGATGAACCGGAACAAAGCCATCTAGCCGACTCCTAATTGAGGGAGTCTATGGCCTTTTCCCGCCCGCCGACAGTCATGTACCACGGCACTTCCGTACGTTCCTGGGAGCGGCATATCCCCGAAGGCACCTTGTTCCTTACCTCCAATTCCGAGGAGGCCCTTTATTTTGCGCTCGAAACCGCAAGGCATGACGAACACGAAGGGCGGAAGCCCGAGCCCATCGTGCTCGAAATCAAGTTTTCCGACCTAAGGGCCGGATCGGTCACACTCGAACCCGACTGGCTGGCCTACAACGAGACCGAGGAATCCCCCGACAATCCGACATGGGAAGACACCCTGAGCAAGTTTGGCACGTTTGCCATAAGCGGGAACGTCGAGGAATTGAAGGAGAAATTCAGGGTCGTAGAAAGGCCGGACTTTCGTAAGATGGGCTCCAGGATATGGGTCACCATACCGGTCCTGGTCCTCCGCCCGCCCTACACCAAGGTGGCGATCAGCCTCCCCGAGCTCATCCGGCAAACCAACGCGTTCTCGGTCAAGCGGCGGGCGGGATGCAATCCCACCCTCAAGAAGTCCCGGCCCAAGGACCTTTATTTGGAGTACAAGGTCGTCTGTCATGAGAACTACAGCGACCCCGCCGGGCACGACGTGCAGGTGCAGTTCGACCTCTCGCAGGTCGAGAAGACCCAGGACGCCAAGCGCCTCGACGTCCGGTGCTCGTGCAGTTGCCCCGCCTTCCTCTACTGGGGGGCGCAGTGGAACCTCCACCAGCGGGACGGGCTCCAGGGGCAGCCGCGCCCCCTCCTCCAGGCCCCGACGCAGAGGCTGGATCTGCGGAACAACTTCGTCATCTGTAAGCACGTCAAGGCGGTGTTCGAGCGCATCCTGCCGGCCGTGCAACACAACATCGTCAACATCGTCAGGGAGCGCGAGGTGCGCCAGCAGAGGGAGCGCATGGAGCAGAAGCCCCCGACCGAGAAGGGCAAGCGCCTGAAGGAGAGGCAGGAGGAGCTCTGGAGGAAGAAGCAGATAGAGAAGATCGTCAGGACCAAGGACGAGGAGAAGCAGAAGGCGATGATCGACGAGCTGGTCGAGAGGGAGGGCAAGCGCCTCCAGGAGGAGGAGGCCCCCCCTGTCCCGCCAGCCCCGGCCCCCGCGCCCCCTCCGGCGACCCCCGCACCCGCGCCTGCGCCCCCGGCAGCCGGGCCGGAGGAGGCAAAGGTCATCAAGAGGGACGAGCCCGCCACGGCAAGGCCTCCCGCCCCCCCTCCGGCACCCGCCGCACCGGCCCAGCCGAGCCTGCGCGACCTGGTCAGGCGGGAGGAAAGGAAGCTGCAGAAGGGCAAGAAGCCAGGATACCGCTACGTCTGCCCCTACGACGGGTTCAGGACGAACCTCCCCTGGAAGTTCAAGGAGCACCAGGAGGCCCACGCCCCCCGAAAGGCGTCCTCCCGGGCCCCGGCAGGGGTCGGGGCACGGGAAAGGCTCAAGAATAGGCGTACGAGCTTGGAGGCGTCGCTGGTAGGCATCGTGGGGGCCTCCTCGTCGGGGAAGGACGCCATGGGCACCCCGCAGGAGGTCGCCGACCTCATGGAGCGCCGCTCGTTCCAGGAAGAGGCCAGGCACGACGACTATGCCATCTATTCCCGGCACGACGGGAAGATTTCCCTCACGGTGAGGTTCGAGGGCGGGAAGGTGAGGGACTCCACCCTGACGCTGATGTCGGGGGAGCGGGGCGAGGACCGCAAGGAGAGCGCCACCACCGAGGAAGGATTCGAGGGGGTCTGGCACGCCGCCCAGGCCTACGGGGACTAAGTAGATGATAACCGTGCAGACCAACGGGCCGTACCCCAACCGCATACAGCTCCTCCTGGGGGACTGGGTGGGCCCGCTCGTCCGCCCCACGAGCCCGCCTGAGGCGTTCGACCCGTCCGTGGACCTGGAGGTGTACGTGGACGGGCTCCCCGTCCCCGTCTCCGCCTGGTTCTTCGACAGGATAAACAACCGGTACCTCCTGTTCACGGACAGGCCGATAAACCTCCGGGGGGTAATCCAGGTCATCCACCACATGCCGGACCCGCCGTTCCAGTATGGCGTGGCGATAGGGTAGGGGGGATATGCTGGCATCCATCGTACAACAGGCATACTACAGGCTCGGAGTTCCCGACACTTCCTCGTCCGGCGTCGTGATGGGGGCGGGCAACTTCACCTTTACGACCTCGGGCTCCGTCGCCTACGTGCCCGGCCAATGGGTGCGGATGAGCCTTGCCGCCGACTCCAGCATCTACATGGACGGCATCGTGACGGCCTACTCCGCGGGAAGCCTTTCGATCAGCGTCCCCAACTATCCCATCGTCGCCGTCGACGTGGGGGCCAAGACCTTCACCATAACGGGCGACTGCGTCGACTATCTCGCCTCCGTCAACGCCTATGCACAGGGCGGCGAGGCCTTCACCATCGACGGCGGCCCGAACCATGGATACCAAGTCGCGAAATCGGCGGCATTTTCGGGCGGCCAGACCATCGTAACAGTAGGCAACACCCCAGGCAGCGGGTTGAGCGGCGGGGTAATCCAGACCTTTAGCGGCAGCGGGATTCAGACCGGATGGAACATCCTCACCCTGACCGCCACGCTGAACCTGCCCTCCGCCCCCACGCCGGGCAACGACCTGCTGCTCATCGTCGAGGGCAGGTATGCGGGCGACGGAAGCGGCGGGTTGCCGCTCTATGGCTACACGACCCTCACCGGCCTCCAGGCGTCGATGCCCCCGTTCAGCAACGTCAAATCCTTCACCACCGACACCCCGACGGGGGCCTGGTTCGGCAGGCGCACCGTGCAGCCGGGGGACGGGGCCGCCTACACGGTCTCGATCCGCAACACGGGGGAGGAGCCCGAGGTCCAGACCACCCACATCCTGATCCTGGAGATAGCGAACGTCGTCGCGGCCTCGGCCCAAGTGCTGTACGAGCTGGGAAGCTACGGCTCGACGGACGCCTCCGGGGCGAGCCAGGGCACCAGCGACGTCCGGATCGTCTGCGCCCTGACGGGCGACGGCGCTACGATTGTCCTCTCCGGGACCGGGTACTCGCCCCTGCGGTACGTCTACGACAGGGCCGTGCCCGGCTCCTTCCTGTGCAGCGTCGGGATCGCCCACGCCACCGATGGGCAGGCCCCCTTCACGATGACCTTCGGGGACGCCCCGGTCCACGGGGGGGAGAACACGCAGACGGGCTATCAGGCGTGGATAGCGGAATACCTCGCCAAGACCCCCACGACCACGACGGTCGGCACCAGCCAAACCCCGTCCCTAGACGGGCACAGCGTCACCCTCACCGTGACGGTCGCCGGTAGCGGCGGCCCCCCCACCGGGACGGTGACGCTGACCGACAGCCTCGGCAGCATCGCGCCGCAGACCCTCAGCCTCGTGGGCGGGGTCGCAACCTACAGCACGAGCGCCCTGTCCATCGGCATCCATACCATGGGCGCGGCCTACAACGGCGACGGCGCGTTCGCCACAAGCTCGGGAAACGTGGTGCAGGAAGTGGACAGCCTGTACCCCACGTTCCTTGCCATAAGCAGCGACTACAACCCCCAGTTCTTCGGGGACGAGGTCACCCTCACCTTTGCCGTCACGTCGTCGTCCGGCGTGCCGGCCGGCACCGTGGACGTTTCCGACAGCATAATGGGGGACCTCGGGCCGTTCCCCCTGATCGACGGCGTCGTCGCGCTCGTCATGGACATGGCGCACCCCTGGGCGGTGGACAGCCACCTCTTCGCCGCCGTCTATGGCGGGGACGGCACCCATGCCGGAAGCAGTTCCGGCCTCGTGCAGCTCATCCTTACGGCGAGCGGGCTCTTCCCGCTGGACCTGCCGGGCTTTGCGGTCATGGCGTCCTACGACGAGGAGGGCGACGTAAACCTCCCTCCATGGGCGAGCTTCTCCGCCGTCCCCTCCATGGCCAGCCCGCTCCAGCCGGTGTACGTCCTCTGGACCAGCGTCAACGTGGCCAAGGTCCGCATATCCGGCACGAACGGCATCGACACCCTGGATACGGGCAACCTTTTCACCACGGGGTCCGGGACCTACGAGGTGGCGTCCGGCTTCCACGACACGATAACCCTGAATTGCGCCGCCTACGACTCGTCGGGGAACGCCGTGGCCACGCAAAGCCTGCAAGTGACGGTGGCATAGGGTGGAAACCAGTCTACGGCATCCCTTTATAGGGCAAGACTGCCCGTGCTGCGCAGGCCCGCGAGGCCCCGGCAGCCGAAACAGGAGAGCAAAATGTCCAAGAAGATAGCAAAGGTCGACGCGGAGGCGATGAACTCCCTCTACGGGTCGGAGCTGGCCAAGGTCGGGGTCAAGCTGGCGACCGACAAGGAAGGCCCCAAGGATCCCCAGGCGTTCGAGGATCACAGCGACTACCTGTCGACCATGGAGGCCGTCCTGAGCGAGTCCAAGAACGTCGGGGGCTCCCACGACCCCAACGACAAAGTCAAGGACTAGCTGGCGAGGGCCCACATGGTTTCCCGCAAGACGGCGGAATCCCGCCTCATCGTCCCCGGGCGCATCGTCGGATCGACCGACGGCCGGGTGTTCCTCGTCCTGTCCAGCGTCGCCACGAAGGACGGGCTGAGCTTCAAGCTCGCGGATTTGGACGGCGGGCCGGTCGACGCCACGGGGTTCGATCCCGTGCCGCCCCAGTTCGTCCGCCTGGCGTCCATGCTCCGCCTCGGGTTCGACAGGAACATAGACGAATATGTGAAGACATACATACGCGAGGCGGGCCTGCCCGTCGACGACAAGATGAACTGGGCGAGCTTCATCTATACGACCCTGAGGTCGAAGGCGGGGACGTTCAACGAGGACATCATAGACGACGCCATCCGGGAGATCGTCATCAGGGTGCTGGGGAGCCGGAAGTTCCTCAGTCCGTCCAAGTTCAAGCACGTCCTGGAAAATTTCGCCGCCTCCCCAGAGCATCCCGGCTTCGACAAGCTCCCGCTCGTCAAGCAGGTCACCCAGGTCCTCAAGAGCCACTTCAACAGCAGGGGCAGCGAGATGAGGCGGGTCGTCAGGTACCTGGAGGACAGGGGGAAGCCCTCCGATGAGCTCTCCCAGAGCAATTTCCTGACCGTCACTCCGGAAGACGGCCCATCTCCCATCGAGACTTCCGAGCATGCCACCGGCACCCGGGACTTCGAGCAGGCCGAGGAGGCCGTGGAGATGGGGGACTACACCGGACGCTCCAAGAACGTGACCATCGGAAGGTTCGCCAACGGGTTCAGGGAATGGCTCCTCAAGAGGGAACGCCTCCCGGTCGTAAGGCAGACCATGCGCCTCCTCAGCATCCTGCACGAGGGGACCCAGGCGCACGGGATGGTTCCCAAGCTGGACGACATCGAAAGGAGATGGACGTACCTCCAGAACAGGGACGACAGCAGCAAGAACCGCCTTGCCGTCGACAAGCCGAGGCTGGTCACGGAACGGGGCCAAGTGCTGGACGACGCCCAGAAGGCGCTGGTGAAGCGCTACAGGGACGAGGCCACCCGCAATGGCCTCAACGCCAAGGAACTGGGCATAATCAACGGGCTTGGCAGGGTCATTGAGCTTCCTTCCATGAAGGAGCTTCTGTTCGGCCTGCCCATCGTAATGGAGACGTACGTCAGGACGCATTTTCACGGGCAGGAGAGCGTCCTTCCCCTCCTCGTCCGCACCCTGGTGAAAATCGGCGAGGAGAAGCGGCAGAAAAAGCTGGAGGAATCCGGGAGGGACCGGGCGGAGAGGGCAAAGGTGAAGGAGGAGGGCGCGGAAGCTCCTCCCGTCCCGCCTTCCGAACCCAAGACCTCCGCCCAGAAAGGGCGGTGGGTGCCGCCCAAGTGCCGCGGCTGCGGCGGCGGCGAGGACCTCAAGGCGTGCCCCGAGTGCAAGGGGAACTTCTGCATGCTCTGCATGCGGGACCACCACGCCAACAACCCGGGCCACGACGGGGTGGGGAGATAGCATGCCGATCCTGGACATGATGGTCTCCCGCACCGAGTCGTTCACGTCCTTCACCCCGGAAAGCAGGAGGGGCCGGGAGTGGCTCGCCGACATGTTCGGCCTGGACGAATGGAGGCGCGAGAACGGGGGCTCGGAGCTGGTCAAGGCGGAATACACCGACCGAGTCATCGAGGCGATGCGCGAATATGGCCTGACCGTCGCCACGCAGGAGGAGCTGACGACCCCGGGATGGGCGAAGGAGCACGGGATCACGCACGAGGAGCCCGGTGGGCGGCCCATTGAGGTAGAGGATCAGGGTATTACTCCAGAGGAGGAACTGGAGATGATCAGGAAGGGAATCGTGGCCCCGCCCGGAAAGAGGGCGGCGACCCCGCCCCCGGCAGGGCGGTCGCTGTACCCCGAGGGCGATCCAGCGGCCGACGTCAAGGCCGACCCGTGGGGCATGCTCAGCGAGGTCACGAGCCAGCCCGACGACGACGACGACGAGCCGGGAAGCACGCCGAAAAGGCCGCTGAGGCACACGATAGAGCCGGAGATACCAGGGGGGCCATACCACATGACGGGAGCGGAGAAGAAGGCATCCACGGGCCATAACTGCGAGTTCGTGGAGTGGCAGCCCGGGCAATGGTATTACGTCCTCGAAGACTATGGCTCCTCCAAGGATGCGTGGGACTGGAGGGAGAACGCCAGGGCATACGGGCCATTCGGTTCCGAGGGGGAGGCACACCGGCATCTGGCCGACAACCATCCGAACCCCGGGGGAAGCTCCACCGTCCGCTACAGCCCCGAGCTCGGAAAGGACAAGGTCCTGCAAGAATTGATGTCCAAGGCCGGGAAGGGCGGCACCAACTTCGTATCCTGGGCATCCAAGAAGGCCAAGGACGCCTACTGCGACGCCTGCGACCGCCCGGAGTCCCAGTGCGTATGCAGCCCGTGCCATTGCGACCTGACCAGGACGGCATCCGCAAGGAACAAGCGGGCCACAAGCACCACCTCGCCCGCCTTCACCGAGGCGCTCTGGGAGGCCAAGACGCAGGCGAGGAAGCTGAACCGCACCGTGGGAGTATTCGAGACGCCGGAGGGGTTCTATGCCAGGGAGGTGAACCTCCGGTCAGACCCGATTGGCAACATGCTGGCCGTCGCCTATCCCTCGGGCAGGGTCATAAGCCAGGACACGCTGAAGACGGGCGGCGGAAAACCAAGGCCAGCGAATACCAAACCCATAGTAGGAGCCGCAAAGGCGGCGGAGGACAACATGGCAAAGAAATCGTCGAGGGAAGCGCTCAGGGAGAAGGTCGCCGAGATGGCCAAGGAAAGAAGGGCCCGCGAGTACGGCCGGATGAGGGAGGTGGCGGCAAAGGAGCCGAAGAAGGTGGCGGACGCCATCGGGGAGCTTTCCCAGTCCCTCCAGGTCATGGGGAGTTCCCTGTCCTATCTGAGGGAGAACCTGGACCTTGCGGTGCCCAGGTCCGCCTCACTGAGGGAGCGCATCGCCTCTCGGAAGAAGTACGCCGCCGAGTTCCGACGCCTCGCCGAAGAGGACCCGGAGAAGATAGCGGGTGCCATCGTCGAGCTCTACCGCTCGCTGGACGAGATAGCGGCCGGCGTGGAGAACCTGGCGAGCAACCTGGGGGTCGAGCTGCCGGAGCCCGGAGAGGACGAGGGCCTCCCAGAGGAGGGGGCCGGGACGGAAGGCGGGGCCGCAGAGGAGCCCGAGTACCAGAAAAAGGAAGGGGAGGATGGACACGAGGGCACCGCAGGCGACGACGGCAATGAAATAAAGGAAATCATCGGCAAGGAAGCCACCGGATCGGCGGGCTTCGTGACCGACCGCGACCAGAAGGCCGAGCCCAAAGGGGTGGAAAAGGCGGAGATTCCCCAGTCCCAGGGCGAGGCCGCCATCAAGGCCTAGTACGGAAACGAGGCTCTATTTGAGTCCGTCCTCGACCCGGGAAAGAAGCAGTCTTTTGTATTTGTTGCAGAGGTGCGTGGTGATGAAAGTGCCTCCGACCTTGATGTAGTCCTCTGGTGCCGAAGGCCATGTTTGTTGAAATTCCTCAAGGCTGGAGAAGATTCCGGTGACCTTGCCCGCCAAGTTGAGCAGCCCGCCCGGTTTCTTTTCGTCAAGCTTCCTTAGCTCAGTTTCCCAAGCCCTGGTATAGGGTGCGCCACGGGCTTCGGTCTCTTCGGCCTTCCGTTCCTCGCGTGCTTTCGGTTCTTCGTTTTCGACGAACGTCATGTAGGCGTCCCACGAGTAAGCGAAGCATGGGGTCGAGTCCGAAGCATCGGGCGTGTATACAACCCACTCGGAGGGATTCTTGAGGATTTCAAGGATGGGATAAGTTTATGATTTTGCGGTATTTATGAATTCTACTACTTCAGGATCATGAGAAACCGATTCTATGAAGGCGATCATGCACAGATCGCAGTAGAGGACGGGCACTGGGTCCACACATGGGCGAGCAAGCTTGGCGGGCCTGCCGCAAACCGTGCCATCGGCCCTGACGTTCTTGCACCAGCCCCCGTAAGCATAGAATGCATACTCGTAGCCACGGTAATGCTTTTCTACATATTCGTAGAGAAGGCGGCCTCGTTCGGTATGTTCTTCGCAGAAGAAAGCATAGCCATCGGGGGAACAAGCAATGCTCGTTGGCTCTTTACCGCATCCGCAGCGAGCCGCAGAATGGAAGCACCCAGCGCACAGTGGGGCCGGGGGGTTGCTTCGACACATATGTGGGATGGAATAGGCGGGCGTTCCTCCACAGAGGACACAGACAATCGGTTGTTTGATCATTTTTGATTTCCGGTAGTAGTATACCCAATGTTGAGGAAAAAATGGAAGGTTTTAATAATGCTCATGGGCTTCGTGACCGACCGGGGCGAGGCCGCCATCAGGACATCATAGCCGATCCGCCCGGCCCCCTTGCAACCCCACGGGGCCGGGCACCATCAAACCACCGAGATTGCACGGAGGCAACCCATGAAGAGATTCGTAGCTGTACTGACGGCGCTGCTCGTTTCCGCCGTTCCCCTGCCCGCCCAGCGCAACGCTGGGCGAGGCTCGTCTGCGCCCGCTTCCGCCCCGCGTTCGTCGGGCACCCACTATTCGTCCGGGGGGCGTTCCGCCCCCGCCCCGTCCCGCAATTACGCCCCCTCCCGTAATTATGCCCCGCCCCGCAACTATGCCCGGCTCGGCGGCCAGGCCCGCGGCATTTCCCCGGCCCGCTACGCCGCCCGGTTCGGCCCGGCGCACCCATTCCGCCCCTGGCATGGCGTCCGTCCCGGCCCATGGGGGCACGGATGGGGGCATGGCTGGGGACATCCGTGGTTCTGGTACGGCGGGCTCTACTGGGGGTTCGCCTTCTGGCCCTACGAGGTCGGGCCTTACTTCTGGGGATATGACGACCCAATCTACATCGTGGTGGAGGACGGGAACTACTACGCCTGCGATACGCTGCATCCCGACCAGAAGGTGGGCGTCGCGCCCGGGCAGGGCGAGGGCACCGGCTGGGTCAGGATAGAGGACAAGGCATACGGCGACCCCGTCTACATCGACGGGGGGCTGGCCGGGCAGACCGGGGACCTGAAGGAGTTCAGGCTGCCCGCCGGGCCGCATACCATAGAGGTCAAGGGAAAGAGGTACCTCGGGGAGGACGTCACGGTCGTCGCCGACCACGTGCTCGTGGTCGAGGTGCCGGACTAGGCATTGAGGCCTAGAAGCAAAGCTTCCCGAACTTCGTGGTGCGGCGCGCTTTCCGCTTCTTCTTCCCGTGGCACTCCCGCTTGGTGAGGGGGCGCATCCAGCCTTCCGGCAGCCATGACGTGCCGAACCCGAGGTCGTATTCGTAGGTGAGCTTCTCCGGCAATACCAGTTCCCTTACCCCACAAACCTTGTAGAAGTGCCCGCTGTCGACCCGCTTCGGGGGTAACGTCATGCTTGGGCCGGGCGCGTAGGTCAGTTCCGCCACGACCTGTTTGAGTCCGTACTTTGGCTTCCTCTTCATCGGCATTCCTCCATTTAAGGATTTTTTCCACTTAGTATTCGTCTTCTTCCCTGGGGCACGGATCCTTGTGCTCCTTGCTTCCACAGTTCAGGCATGCGCCTTCCTTCTTTCGCTTTGCCGTGACCATGCTGTTTTGCGTTGGCTGACGCCTGATTTTCGGCAAAACCACCTCGTACAGGTCGTCGATGTCGTTAAGCTGATGGGAGACTACTACATCGCAAGGAGATGCGAGCGTCAGGCCAAACCACTCTCGGTGAAACTTACCCAGGCTCCACCCGAAAATCGTGTGGGCGAGGTAAGTCTTCTTGAAGTTGATGATGGGGTTCTCCGACGTTCCGTCCAGCCTAATGCGCTTTGATTCAATCCTATCCTGCACTAGCTTCTTCTGGAGTCGCATTTGCTCTCTCCTTTTTCTCATCCCCAGCATCATGTATTGCTCCGAGCCATCCGGTGGTCTGCCCAGCAATCCGAAAGGCTTCTTTTTCTTTCATTTCCTTGATCTCCTGGCGGGTGGCCCGACGCTGGCTTCCGAGCGTCGTCCGTACCATCACAGGCTTGTCCTTGCGCCAGTGCTTCACGTTGTTGGCGTAGAACCTCTCCGGCCGGTTGTTGTTCCACGAGGCAACGACGTAGTCGCTCGCCGGGGGCTCCGCGAGGTGCACCTTGATGATCCTCACCGAGAATACGTCGGTGGACTTCATCATGGTGTGGCCCATCCTGCGGCGCATCGTCATCCATACCACTTGTTCCGGCTTGAGGTCCTTGATCTTCATCGTCCCTTTCCTTTGCCTGCGGCGCACGTCAGGACGTGCGCTCGCGATGGGTGATTATGACCGTCACGGGGCCCGCCTTGCACTTCCCGTTCTTGTTCCTCGCCGCCCTGGCAGCCATGTAGTTCAGGTCGTCCCGGCTGACCAGGACGTCGAACACCAGGAGTTCCTTCCCATCGGGGACCGTCTCGTAGCTGTCGCCCTCGGCTCGCTTCCTGAATTCCCTTACCGCCCGCAATCCCGCGTATACCCTCGTCTGTTTCATGTCCTTTTCCTTCCATCATCATTATACATCGGGATACATCAAATTTCTAGGGATTCCTCAGCCCTTCTGGCAGCACCACGGCCCATTTCCACACGTACCACAGGAGGCTCCATATCTCGTCCATCAGGGCCTTGGCCTCCTTGTCATAGGTCAGGCACAGCGTGACGGCGCTGTCGATGAGCGCAAGCGACATTATGAGCGCCATCGCCACCCGCAGCGGCATGCCCATGAGCCACCACGTTTCCTGGACGAGCTTGTCGAGGAAGTCCCGCATCTTCCGTCCCTATCCGGCGCTGGCTCTCCCCAGGTTTCTGGCGAGCTGGTCGGTCCTGGCCCTGCTGGTCTCCAGTTGCTCCCTCATCCCCGCATGCTTTTTCCCGAGCTCGTCCGTCCATCCCGGGTAGGCGTCGAAGTCCTCCTTGGTCAAGCATTCCCTGCATGCCATGCCGTGCGTCGTCACGTACTTGTCAACCCCCTGGTGGGGGCATTCCCCTTCCGTTACCATGTCGTCCTCCCGTTCAGATTTCCTCTACGACCGTCCTCGTCGTGGATTCCTCCACCCTCACTATGCGCATGCGGCGGGAAAGCTTCCTGCATCTGGCAATCTCTTTCCTGTTGAGCCGCTTCAGCTCCTGGGGGGATCCCTTCAGGTCGATCCCCCACCACATTCCTTCGTCGTCCATCATCTCCAGGGAGAAATGCGTCTTCGTGAGTGCAGGTACGTTCCTGGAGGCCTGCTCCAGGTCGTGCCTGGCCTTGGCGGCGCATAGGAACTTGGCGTTCGCCTCCCTGTCCGGCCCCGTGCATACGGCGACGAGGGGCATGTCCTTCGGCCCGGCCTTGGCGATGACGACGACCTGGGCCTCGTCGAACCTTTTCCATTCCCACTTCCCGGACGTGGGCATATCTTTTGCTGCCATCGTGGTCCTCCCGGAACTCGCTATTCCTTCACTTCCAGCATCCCCCTGCTGATTTGCAGGGCAATCACCCATACCAGCCTGTCCGTGAGGCCGTCGCTGCCCGTGGTCAGGGTGAACCCGCGCTGCGCGTTCCCCATGCTGTTGCACCCGGGCTTGGCGACGATCTTGTAGAAAGCCGCGGGGTAGCGGCACTCGACGATTTCGACCGCGTGACCGTCCGCACCTCCCTTGGGGATTCTCGCCACGACGTAGTCCTTCGCGTGCTCGAACTCCTTCGGGGGCTTGTAGTGCTTGTCCTTCAGGTCCTGCCCCGCCTTATACGGGGCGCTTTGCCCGAATACTAAGGTGACGTCGATTTCGCTCATGGCTTTTTCTCCGTTCGTCATATGAATAGCGGCTTTTCTTCCTCGGTGAACTCCAGGCCCGCCTTCTCGGCAATCTCCCGGATCAGGCACAGCTCCACGCCGCAGTCGGGCACGTCGTTCTCCCTGTGGTGGCGTACGAGGTTGAGCAGGCTCTGCTTGGCGGACTGCCAGCGCTGGGCTGCCCGCCTTTTCTCGTCCTTCTTTTTCTCCTCTTCCCTGCGTTCCTTTTTCTCCCATGCCACGAACGCCTCATGGGCCTCGGCGACGATCCCTTGCGCCGCCGCCAGCCGCGTCGGGTACGCCTCCTCGCGCCACGGGACGGGCTTTCCTTCCTCGACCGCCGACATCCACAGCGCCTTCCATCCGTCCGGGAACTTCTTGAGGTATATTCCGAACACGGAATGCCCGTCGGGCATGTCGGTGTCCGTCCTGACCAGGGCCTCCCAGTCCACCAGTTGCCTCATGCCGAACTGGGGCTTTTCCACCACGCCGAGCTGGACTACCTTTGGGTAGGTTCCCATGCTATTTCACCTCGTTTAGGATGGCTGCCTGCGGGTATTTGGCCCGCACCCTTGCGATGGCTTCGGGCGTCGGGGCAATTCTTATCATGCGGTAGTCGGGCTCCACGTCCTTGGGGAGCCGGAAGCATACGTACTTCTTGAGGTCGCGGTTGATCCTCTTTTGGAACGGGGTCCGATCCACCAGCTTGCCGAGGACGGTCTCAAGGTTCTGCTTCATCCCGTCCGGCCACAGCTCGGCCCCCGTGGGGTCGGCCTTCGGGTCGAAGACCTCGACCGGCAGGGTCCCGATGTAGGCCTCCACCGCCGTCCTGTCGGCAGGATTCTTCCAGTAGACGAATGGCGACCCGCCGCAGCCCTCGTCGAGCACGTGCCCCATGTGCCTGCCATCGGCGTACAGCTCGGCGTTGTAGCCCTGCCCCTCCATCCCTCGGTGCGTGACCAGCTTCTTCAATTCCAGGTTCATTGTGTTTCCTCCCGCCTATAGTATACACCGGGCTACACGAAATTCTTAGGGATTATTCGTGGACCCGCTGCCGAGCCGCCCTCCGGTACGTCTCGTCGCTGACGTAGGGAAGCTCGCCGAACCCGCCGAGCGAGTAGCCGATGAGCTGGGCGAACTGCTCCCTGTCCTCGTTGCTGAACGGCATGAGGGCCAGCTCGTTCATCTTGTTCCTGCTGGTGTCGTACAGGAACTGCACGATCTTGTTCGCCTTGAACCGGACCGTACCCTTCGGCATGGTGACCAGCGGCTGTACTGGATGCTTGGGTTCCTTCTTCTTGTTTTTCTTCATCTTATGGCTCCTTCTTGCGCTCGGGGATGGGGAAGCGCTCGTTGACTTCCTTCTCCACGTAGTCCCGCATGCGGTTCTTCGCGAACTCCCTGGGGCCGTACTTCTGGCAGGCCCATTCCATGGCCTGCCGGATCGCCTCCCGCTTGGCCAGGTGGAAGGGCCCCTCCTGGAGGTAGCGGTGGACGGGGAACGCCTTGCGCCCGTAGTCCAGGAAGTGGGCCTTGGGGTCGGTCACGACCTCCCTGCCGTCCTTGATGCGCGCCACCAGCACGCAGGCGGAGGTGCCGCCCCTGCCGTAGTCGCCCGCCTTGTAGAGGATGGCTATCCGGTCGCCCCCGGCCGCCTTGCATTGGTCGAAGGTGTTTATGAGCCTCGGTTTGGTCCGTTCCTCGTCCATTCGTCCATCCTGTCGAAATCCCGCGGCGGGGCCTATTCTTCCCCCTCGACGAACCGTCGAAGGGCGTTCATGAGCCATCTGGCCTGTCCCACGTCGAGGTGGGCCCCGGCCAGAATTTCCTGGTTCGGCTTGAGGGGGACCGGCTGGTCGTTTTCCATGAGGCAGCCGTCGACGTACACCCTCATGGCCCTCGGCCCCATGGCGCTGGATCGCACCACCTTCAGCGGCCTCCCGTCCAAATCGTTGATCCTGCCGTAGATGGCGAATCCGCGGGCGGTCCTTTTCAGCCTTTTCTTCTTTTCCGCCATCAGAGGGCCTCCGCATAAATCTGTTGAAGCCGTTTTAGCATAGCGGGGTCGGCAAATTCCTTGATCAGTGAGACGCCATTTTTTACGGTGTCTCGATGCGTCTGTATGGCGGGAGCGTGTGCAAGGACTAGCTTCTCTCGTGGGATTTCGGCCACGAGTTCCGGATGTCCGAATATGTCAGTCCTAACAAAGGTGAGTATGTCCCATTCTGCCGAGGCTCCGGTATGCCTGTTCGGCGAGGATGTTCCGCCTTTGACCTCCCTCTTTCTTCCATCCTCCGTCAGAACATCATACTTGCTTCCGGGAGGCATGAGTTTTCCGTTGCCGTCTATGGCAACCAGGAATTCCGCTACCTTGCCCCTGGCTTGAGGAACGTCCTCACAGGCCGGGATGACTTTTTTGAGTCTTTCTCGATAGTCCCTCACAATGCCTCCGCATCGACGAACGTGGGCTGCGACGGGGCGTCCGTGCCCCCGCTCCACCCCAGTTTCTGTGCCGCCGCCACGACTCTGGGCCACGACTTGGCGGACTTGGTGCGGGTGGCGGGGTCCCATCCGTGCATCTTCGCCAGGGGGAGTGCCCTGTGGTCGGTGAAGACCACATCGCCGTTCGTGGCGTCGTACCCGACCCATCCGGTCAGGAACCAGAAGCACTGGTGCTGGCAGAGCCCACTTCCCCGGACGAACTCCCTGGCGCACCCGCATAGGGCGCAATGGGGACGCCCGATGGAGCGCCTCCCGACCTGCCCCACCGTGTACCTCTGGGACTGGCTCGTCACTGCTCCGGTGCTGAACGTGGTTTCCATGAATTCCGTCCCCGTATGCATTATACACGAGGATACACGAAATTTCTAGGGATTCTTCGGGGCATCCCCGCTGGGGACGCCGACGCGGATGAAATGCCTCAATCCCAGGTATCGCGGCTCCTCTGTTGCCTCCACCGTATAGCCAGCGGCGGCCAGGGCGGCCACGATTTCGGCGAACCGCCTCTGCCATTCCGCATCGTGGTCGCTCCTGAACCAGTCGCCGAACACCCACTCGACGGAGATTCCCTTGACCGCCGAGGTGTCGTTGACCTGGGCGAGGTAGCCGGGCCTGCCGTAGCGGCGGTCGCTGCGCGACTGCCTCCATATGTTTCTCTTCCCGTATTCCACGACGATCTTGAAGCCCTCGTGGCTGTGGCCCCACCCGCGGACCCGCCCGGAGGCGTAGTACTTGGTCTGCGGCAGCCCGGCCTTCACCAGGACATTCCTTACCGACAGCGGATGGAGCTTAGGCCCCGGCCTTCTTGGACTTGTATTCCCTGGAAGCATGTTCCCTCTTTTCGTACAGGTTGCTTGCGTTGACTTCGTGTTTTTCTCCGGGCTTGTAGGCAGCCCGGTCGCCCACAGGCTCCACCACCACCACGGTCACGTATTCGTCCGACTTGCTCTCCGCGTCCACCCACGCCCCCTCCGTTTCGCCGAGGGTGCTCAGGAAGTAGCGTCCCCCCACCTTGACCTTGTCGAGCGGCCCGCGGAACAGTTCGTCCAGGGCCTTCCGGCGCTTGACTTGTTTCTTCACGTCCGCCAGGGTCAGGCGGTTGACGTACTGGAACTGCCATGCGTCGCCGAGCGGCATGTGGATGAAGGCCAGGGGCTTGGTCGTGAACACCATGTAGGACGCCGCCCCGTCCGCCACGGGGAACGACACGACCTCGCCCCTGAGGTCTCCCGTGCCGTTGGCAAGGCAGTAGTCCCTCAGCTTCTGGATGAACTCTTTGTCGGCCTTCTGCCAGTTCTCGGGGTCGAAGTCCGGGACCCTGATTTCCTTGGGTGGTGCGTATACCTTTGCCATTTTGCGTTTCCTCCCGCCTATAGTATACACCGGGCTACACGAAATTTCCGGGGATTCTTCAGGGTTCCTTGGGGACGGCATCGCCGTGGGAGCTCAGCGAGATGCCGCAGCTCGGACACACGCTCCCTATGGAATGGCATCCCACGTCCCCCGTCGTCCCGAGGATGGGGTGCATCAGCCCCGGCACGGAGCAGGAGGGGCCATCGGCCTTGAGCGCCCTCAGGCGCTCCTTCCTGGCCTTGGCCTTCTCCGCAATCTCCTCCATGATCCCGTCTGCGACCTTCTTCACCAAGTTCTCCACGTTGTCCTCCTGCTTAGGCATTCATCGCCGAATGATTAGGATATGATCTAAAAAAGCCTCGTGCTTTTGCAACTTGCTGAAAACAGGCCCTAGAACTTTGGCACTTGGATTGCATGCATGTCTTCGGAGGCCCCATGACAGCCATCCTCGTCGTCCTCACGTTCGCCGCCTTCCTGCTCGTGGACTACGCCAGGACCCGCCGTGCCAACCCGGGCGGTCGCTAGCCCGACCGCCCGTCCCTGGCGTCCTTCGGGTCCTCGACCGGCCGGAGTTCCCTTGGCTTCCAGTCGGCGATGCGCCGTTGCTGCCAGACGATGTAGCGCTCCAGCTCCCTCATCGCGGGCCTGAGATTGTTTTCGACGTAGTCGGCGTTCATCCTCGTGGCGACCTCCAGCAGGTCCCTCTCGGTGCCGTAGTACGGCAGCCGCTCTTCCTTGCCATCGTGCCCGACGTACTTCAGGAACGTCGCGTCGCCGTGGGGCAGGCGGACGACCTCCTGCAGGAGCCTTACCCTGCGCCAGGAATACCCTCCCCGGACGCGCGTCTGCCGGGGTATGTACTCGTGGTACCAGCCCACGGGCTCCGTGGCCGGGCGGAGCAGGGCGTCGATGTCCGCCTCTATGCCCGCCTTGCCCTTCCGGGCGGACTCCACGAATCCCTTGATGAGGTCGCAGGACTGCTCGTATGGGAGGGTCGCGGCCCCGACGCAGACGCCCTGGAAGAAGCCCCACTCCACGCTGTACCCGTGCTTGGAGAGGAGGCCCCCCGGCAGCTTCTGCACCCTGCCGCAGCACTGGCACGACCCGACATGCGTCGCCCTTTCCATCTACCACCACCTACTTCGGTGTAACTGCCTTCCGCGGATGCCGTCGATGTTCCCGACCAGCTTCTTGCGGTTCGGGACCCCGTATTTCGACTTGATCCGGTAGACGTTCCCGTCCGTCTGGTCCACCACGAAGGCCCCCGAGTCCCCGTCGTCGAGGCAGACGTACCTCGCCTTCCTGACGAACCGCTTCCGGTAGGAAGGGGAGTCGTAGTCCAGGCCGGGATAGGATGCCTCGAACTGCCCCCGTCCCTCCTCGTGCCACTGGCCAATGAGCTCTTGCAGCTTTTCGTCGCTGATCTCCATGCGCCCTCCTGCCTGCATTATACCTCCGATGGCCCCGTTTTTCCAGGGATTCCGCTATCCCTTTCATTATCAGGAGAACCATGCCAAGGGGAGAGCGATTCAGCAAGCGGGAGTCGGTGTTCGGGAAGGCGGTCGAGGGCATCATCGAGAGCGCCCCCAAGATCCTCAACGCCATAGACTTCATCGAGTCCCGGCAGGGGCTCAACGTCAAGCTCTTCCCCGTGCAGCGCCTCCTGACCAAGTGCGTCTTCGGCATCCCCATGGACTACAAGATGGGGATGGTGCCGTTCTACGACGTGTTCCGCGAGAAGCTCATCAGGACGGTCACGGAGGTCGAGGCCCTCCACATATTCTTCGAGGAGGGCCGCTGCAGCGTGGGCGACTGGAGGGACATCCCCGAGCGGGGGTACAACGAGGCGTGCATCATCGCCGGCCGGCGGGGAGGAAAATCTCAGTGGGTGTCGGCGACCGCGTCCTACAAGCTCTACTGCCTGCTCAACCACAAGAGCCCCCAGGACTACTTCGGGCTGGTCCCCGGCTCCCCCATCGACTTCACCTTCCTGGCCCAGGACGACACGGGGGCGACAAGGCTGTACGACAAGCTGCGCGAGGACGTGAACCGCACGCCGTTCTTCAGCCCCTACCTGAAGGCCAGCAGCGGGACCTGGCTGGGCTTCGTCACGGAGTCCGACAGGGGCAAGAGGGACGTGACCCCCACGATCAACTGCGAGTCCCTGCCCTGCACCACCAACAGCGTCCGCAGCCCGTCGTCCGTCTTCCTGGCGCTCGACGAGTTCGCCCACTTCCGGTCGGAGAAGGGCTCGTCCTCGGACGAGGTGTACGCCGCCGCCACGCCCAGCACCCTGAACTTCCACCACGCCGAGCTGCCCAACGGCGAGTGGATAAGCGGCGACCAGATGAGGGCGCTGCAGCCGGAGGAATACAGGGAATACCAGGACTCCATGGTCGTCTCCATCTCGACGCCCTGGACGAAGGTCGGCAAGATGTACGACCTCCACAAGCTGGCCATGACCAAGGGGAACGCCAGCGGCATCTTCACCCTCAGGGTCAGCACGGCGGAGATGAACCCCTTCGTCCTCCCCAAGGTCCTGCACGGGGAGTACGAGAAGAACCCCATGACGTTCAAGGCGGAGTACGGGGGGCAGTTCCTCGACTCCTCCGAGAGCTACGTCACGGAGGCGCAGATACGGGCGTGCACGGACGTGCAGTACACCGAGGGGGAGATGCCGGTGCCGAGGCCCGAGACCGCCAGGCTCAACCTGACGAGGTTCGTCCCGTCGTGCGTCGGGCGCAACTACTTCTGGGGGGTCGACCTCGGCATGATGAAGAACGCCACGGGCGTCGCCATCGGGCACCTGGAGCACCGGGGCGGCAAGAACCCGATAGAGCTGGTCTACGACTACATCGACCGCATGATGGTGGGGGAGAGGTTCGACGGGCCGGGCGTCGAGGAGATTCCGGGGGTCGTGAAGTACGTGGGGTACCGGGCGCTCCCCCTGGAGGACGTCGTGATGTGGCTGCGGGCGCTCAACAGGGTGATGCCGTGCTTCCGCGGGGCGACCGACCAGCACGGCGGCCAGGCGCTCGTCCAGCTCCTGGAGATCAACCAGATATACAACATCGAGCTGCTCAACCTCACCACCGTCATCAATTCCCAGATGGCGTTCGCCCTCAAGGGCTACATGGACAACCGGAGGTGCAGGTTCCCGTACGTCCCCAAGTTCATGGACGAGATCCGCCTTGTGGAGGCGGAGTTCGTCGGGAAGTACCAGATCAGGGTGCAGGCCCCGGCCGAGAAGGGGGCCACGGACGACATGACGGACGCCGTGCAGGAGGTGGCGTACGTCGCCCAGAAGTGGCTCGTGGAGGAGGGGGGGCTCGCCCAGGACCCCGCCGGGGCCAGCCTCGCCCTCCAGGAGCAGATGTCCAAGCCCGCCGCCCCCCTCCTCTCGCTCGACAGCCTCGCCATGACGGAGATCAAGACGCTGGAGAGGCTGCACAGGCTGCAGCGGGGGCTGATGATGACCCCCGGCACGGTGGTGGTGAGGGACCCGTTCCGCCGCCGCAGGCGGTGAGGGGCAATTTCAGGCTATGAGTTCCATATATGAGTGCAACTTTCCTTGGAAGGATTGAACATGATGCTGCCCCTTGCGTTCGCGGACATGCCGGGACCCTTCGAGTTCCTGCTAAAGTGGCTTCCTACCATAGGATGGCCAGCAGTCATCATAGTTGTCTGGTACCTCAGGGGATTCATCTCCAAGGCCGAGAAGCGGGCGACGGACGCCGAGGCCGCCGTCATCCAGGCGGGCAAGGACTACGTTGCCATGGCACGGGCCATCCAGGATTTGTCGAAGAGTGCCAAGGAAGCTGCGGAGAAGGTGGAGTTGCTCAAGCAAAGCATCGAAAGGCACATCCAGGTGGGGCTCGACATTGCGGCGAATCAAGCGAAGATAGCGAGCCTCCTCAATCGTCTGGAAGAGGTGAGCACCACGCAGTTCAACATCCTGAAGGACATCGCCGAGAAGAGCGCCGTCGTCGCCACGCAGCAGAACCTCATCACGAACGGGTTTCAGCGAATGGTGGAGCGCCTGATAGACACCATAAAGGACGACGGGAAAGGGTAGGGCGAGACGTGAAGGAAACGAGTTCGATGGTAGAAAATGATCCCGATGTAAAGGCATCGGCAAGCACAGACAATGGGGCATGCATCGACAAGGCTTGTGACGAGGCCCTGGTGGTCCTGGAGGACTTGTGCTCCAAAGGTTCCCCCCAAGCTGCTCAAGAGCAAGGTGAAGAGGGGGATAGCAAAGGGCCTGACGAGCATGGTCGAATACTGGAAGGAACAGGGGATTCCATTGCTTTCCCCTCCATAGGATAGAGGGCAACATGCAGACTTCAAACAACGTGATCTTCGACTCGAAGGCGGAATTCTCCGGGAAGTGGCGGGACATCAACAATTTCGCGGCATTGTCCGTCCACATCGTCGGGCTGGAGGCCGCCTCCGACACCTGGATCGAGGTCTCGAACAACCCCAACGTCCTGCTCAACCAGCCCAGCGACTACGTGTCGGGATACAGCACCCCCATCCTGGTCCCCAACGCACCCTCGGGCATCTCGGGGGTGCCGATCACGGGAAACCTGGCCGTCCATGCAAGCTACTCCCCGCCGGTGTCGGGAGACGTCGAGGAAGAGGCGGACGTGGCGTTCAGCGCCGATGGGACGCAGGCCGTGTGGAGCCCTTCCTGCCTCGTCTGGAACTACATACGGGTGGTCAAGACGGGAGGGGGGAGCACCGAGACCGTTGCCTATTTGTTCGGACAGATTACTTAGGCGGCGCAACGACCCGGTCAATCCCAAGTCGAAAGGCAAAAGAACCCATGACCAACGGAAACAACGGAAGGACGCACGAGCCCGGCCTGCGGGAGGTCACGTCCCAGCTCGACGACCTCCAGGAGCTGATGATGGCGAAGATCGAGGCCGTCGAGAAGGAAATCACGGGCAACGACAGGCGCTACGAGGAAAGGTTCGAGGCGATGGACGCCAAGACGGGGCTCGCCCTGGCCTCGTCGAAGGATGCCGTCGTCAAGGCGGAGGTCGCCACGGAGAAGCGCTTCGACTCGGTGAACGAATTCAGGGAAACCCTCCGGGACCAAGCGACGACCCTCCTTCCCCGCGAGGAGGCCGCCGCCCGGTTCAAGTCGATGGAGGAGAAGGTGGACCAGATCAAGAAGGACGTCGAGGGCTTGCGGGAGTCCCGTTCCGCCGCCAGCGCCTCCGACCTCACCAAGGAGAAGGGGTCATCGACGAACCTGACGGTGCTGATGATGGTGATCGTAGGCCTTTTCGGCGTCGCCTCGCTGGTGGTAAGCATCATCGCGTTGTTCAGGCGTTGAGGGTAAGCGTCAAGGCGCATTTGTCTGGGTAAGTTGCCCGGAAAGACAACCCTCCCCGCAGCAAGGGGTAGAATGGGAACCATCCGCATAATCGACCCCTCGTCCGGCTCCATCGTCACGCTCGACGGCATCGTCGTCACGTGGGTGAAGACGTACAATCCCACCGTCGCCTACAGCCTCGGCCATGCGGTGAGCTACGCCAACGGCTCCTGGATTTCCCTGAAAAATGGTAACGTGGGGAATGTTCCCGCGTCCGGCTCGTCCTGGTGGGGACTAATCGCCGAGGGAGCCCAGGGCCCGACCGGGCCGACTGGCTACACAGGACCTACGGGTTACACCGGCTATACCGGCCCGACCGGTCCAACAGGATATACCGGCCCTACCGGCTATACCGGCCCCATCGGTCCCACGGGGCCGACGGGTTACACGGGATATACCGGCTATACTGGTCCTGATGGACTCCCAGGCTCCGCCGGACCCACCGGGCCCACAGGCTTCACTGGGCCAACGGGCTTCGTCGGGTCGCAGGGCGACAAGGGCGGGCTTCGCTACTACTTCGACGCAGGCACCGGCCCTGCGGGCCTGAACAATGCAGGGGAATTGCGCCTGAACAACTCCTCCCCGGCCTTCGCGACGCACCTCTACATGTACCAGTGGGACGTCGTCCCGAACGACCAGATTTTCTACCTGTTGCAGTGGAACAACGGGTATGTGGAGATCGAAGAAAATTCGAACCTGGTCCCCGGCTTCCTGAACTTCCTGGCCACGGGCGTAGTCTACCTCGGGGCTGGCGTCATCGACATATCCGTGTCCTACCTGTCGGGCACCCTGCCGTCCCAAAACGACCAGCTTGTCGTGAACTTCAGCCCCCTCGGGCCCGTCGGCCC